GTTCCAAATGATGAGATTCATAGTCTTTGTGATTCTCATTGGGTGTATGAACTTGAATTTCTCAAAGGTGTAGATAAGGATTTTAATGAATTCAAACGTTCTGCTCAACGTGAAGTGAACTATCTGGTAAAAGAGTTCGAGTGTCATAAGGCAGCAGATTCATATTCTCGGGCAAAAACATCTCGAACTGGAGACCTTGACTGCAATAAACTTCATTCATATAAGTTCAGTGAAGATATTTTTAGGAAGACTACTATTCTATCTAAAGGTAAGAATCATGGTCTAGTCTTTGTTCTGGACTGGTCTGGGTCTATGGATAATGTCATGAAGGATACCGTTAAGCAACTGTTTAATCTTATTTGGTTTTGTAAGAAGGTCTCGATTCCGTTTGAGGTTTATGCATTCACTAGTAATTATCGATTCAATGACTATGAGAAATATTCATATGACCGAAAAGATGGAACCTTTCATATCCCATCAAGGTTCACTCTATTGAATCTCCTTACGAGTAAAACTAAGAAATCAACCCTTGAGGTCCAGATGAAAAATATCTATCGACTTGCTTATAAACATAGTGTATACTATCTTTCTAGTTATAGTATTCCTCACCAACTTCAATTGTCTGGTACTCCTTTGAATGAATCTCTCATTACACTTCATCAGATTCTTCCAAAATTTCAAAAAGATTATAAACTTCAAAAAGTTCAATGCGTAATTCTTACTGATGGTGAAGCAACTGGAGGTGATACTTATGATTGTTTAATTGAACGTAGTTATGATTCTAAGACTTATATTGGAACCCGACATTTGGTATTCGACAATTCTTATCTTCGAGACCGTAAAACGGGTAACACCTATTCGTTCCCATATAATTCGCGTAAACTCACTGATGTTCTTCTTCGTAATCTTCGAGACAAGTTTTCGGATATCAACTTCATTGGAATTCGTGTTCTAGAATCTCGTAACACTTCTAAATTTGTTCGTCAATATTGTGGACATGGAATTCTTTATGAATCTACAATGAAGACTTGGAAGAAAGAACGAGCATTTAGTATTAAGACTTCTGAATATCATTCTTATTTTGGACTTTCTTCAAGTTCTCTGTCCAAAGATGGTGAGTTTGATGTTTCTGAATGCGCAACAAAGTCTCAAATTAAAAAAGCATTTATTGGTAGTTTGAAGACTAAAAAAATGAATAAAAAGATTCTAAATGAGTTTGTACAACTCATCAAATAGTCTGAGATTTGGGTGGACCACTTTTTAAACTGTCCACTCAGTACTTCGGTACCACATTCTTTACCCTATACTAATCAAGTAAACCCAACACCACGTCCCACTTTATATTATGCCTCGCAAGATTTCTATGACTGACGAACAAATGATTGAAGACCTCCGATATTCTTTCGGAGTTGAATTTACCGCTGGTGATGTTCGGGGGTATTGTGCCTCACGGGGACTCTCCTATCCCACCGTAACACGCCGTCTGGAACCCTTTAAGACCGACCGTGGACGCTGGAACCTTGAGGTCACTCAAGAGCGTGTAGAGGAGATTGAGCGGTCTTATCAGGCACCTGCAGCAACTGTAATTGAGTCCCTGGAGAGTGTGGAAAAAAATCTGATTCCTCTGAAAAACGATACCTTCGTATCCTTCGGCAATTTTCCCGACCTAAAGAAAATCATTCAATCCAAGATGTTTTATCCGGTGTTTATTACTGGTCTTTCCGGTAACGGTAAAACATTTGGAGTTGAGCAGGCATGTGCTCAACTAGGTCGAGAACTTATTCGTATTAACTTTACAAATGAGACCGATGAATCTGATTTGATTGGTGGGTTTCGACTCAAGGCAAATTCAGATGGTGCGACCGAAACTGTATGGCAGGATGGTCCAGTAATTGAAGCACTGGAACGAGGTGCAATCCTTCTCTGTGATGAGATTGACGTTGCAGATGCCAATAAGATTCTGGTACTTCAATCTGTGATGGAAGGTAATGGAATTTTTCTGAAAAAAGTTGGTCGTTATGTAAAACCTGCTCCTGGATTTAACGTAATTGCAACTGCAAATACCAAAGGTAAGGGTTCAGATGATGGTCGTTTCATTGGCACCAATGTTCTTAACTCAGCATTTCTAGACCGTTTTGCAATTACTCTGGAGCAAGAATATCCTGCGACTGCCGTAGAAACTAAGATTCTAAAAGGAGTTGCAAAATCTATTGGTCTTGAAAATTCAGATGATTTCATTAAGCAACTTTGTGATTGGACCTATGTAATTCGAGAAACTTTTTATGAAGGTGGAGTTGATGAAATCATTTCAACACGTCGTCTTGTACATATTCTAAAAGCATATTCAATCTTTGGTGATAAATCAAAATCCATTAAATATTCTATTTCTGGTTTCGATGATGAAACTAAGCAAGGATTTCTTGAGGTTTATGATAAAATTGATGCGGATTTTCAGATGACTTCCGACGATAAATCCAATACGGTTGACGAACCTCTGCCTTTCTGATATGATTGAGGGAAGTTCTCTGTGACTTCCCTTTTTCATGACTATCCCGAATAATACATTTACAATGCATATGAACGAACAGACAAATCATTTTTGGAAATATAATGAGGATAAAATCCTCAAGCAACTTGAGGAATATATTGCAAGTACTTATAGTCAACACTATGTCGATGGTACAACCTGTGACAAACAACAGACCATTGATAAAATCAAGCACAACCGTCGTGAAGGGTTCTGCGCTGGCAATGTGACGAAATACATTGACCGTTATGATTCTAAAGGTACTCCCCGAGCGGACCTATTTAAAGTTCTACATTACACGATTCTTTTGATTAATCATCTGAATCTAATTGAAAATAAGTGAGACTAAACAATGAAACTATCTGATAATACTCTAACAATTCTTAAAAATTTTGCTGGAATTAATAACTCAATTATCGTAAAGACTGGTAATACTCTTCGCACAATTTCAGTTGCTAATAACATCTATGCTGAGGCAACGATTGCTGAAGAATTTCCAAGGGATTTTGCTATCTATGACCTGAATGAATTTCTGAATGGTATCAGTCTTCATAAAGACCCAGACCTTGATTTTTCTGAGGATTCATATCTCACAATTCGTGAAGGTAAACGACGAGTCAAGTATTTCTTTGCTGACCCGAATGTAATTAAGTCCCCACCTGAAAAAGGTGTCAAAATTCCCTGTAAAGATATTTGTTTCCAACTGGATAGTGCAACCCTAGAGAAACTACTGAAAGCATCTTCAGTTTACAAACTTCCCGACCTTTCCGTTGTTGGTGAGAACAGTGTAGTTCGTCTTGTTGTGCGAGATAAGAAGAATGATAAAACATCAACTGAGTATTCTATTATTGTTGGCGAAACTGATGAAGAGTTTACGTTCAACTTCAAAGTGGAAAATATCAAGATTATCTCTGGGGCTTATGATGTTGTGGTTTCAAAAGAACTGATTTCACATTTTACAAATAGCAATTATAATCTTTCTTATTGGATTGCTCTAGAACCTGATAGTACGTTTGGTTGATATTTTATTATTGAATTGAGGAACCTACCATTAATATCTTCGTTACTTCTCCATTTCCAGCAGAGAGTGCTGTTGTACTTCCTGACCGTCACATAAACAAAATGCCTCTTGAATGCTGCCAGATGCTTTCCATCGTAGCATCAAAGTGGTACCATAATTACGGTACCCTCCCAAAGAAAGATGGAACTCCTTATTCAACTGAAAAGGGGGCATTTAGAAACCATCCATGCACTCAATGGGCAGCAGAAAGCATTCATAATGCCTATTGGTTAATTAAACACGGTATGAACCTCTGTGATGAGTTTCAACTTCGTTATGGTAAGGTTCATTCGTGCTATAATACTCTTCTTCAGGCATACTACCTTTTCCCAAAAGGTAAGATTACTGAAGTAACTCCATTTGCTCGTGCTATGACAGATGAGTTTAAATTTGACACAAGCATTGACACTTTTACTGCTTACAAGATGTATATCGCATCCAAACCTTGGGTTGCATCTAATTATCTTCGTATGCCGTCAAGACGACCTTCTTGGTTAGATAAATAATGATGCCTGGTTTGTTCGCACTTTTCAGGTGGGAGAGTAAAAATACTCTCCCTTATAAATAGTAATGCGAACAAACAACAGAGCAGAAATGTATTACACTTACGCCTATTTGCGTGAAGATGGAACTCCCTATTATATTGGTAAGGGTAAAGGGGACCGTGCATATAGAAAAGTTGGAAAACCTTGTGCTACTCCAAAAGATAAAAGTAAAATAATACGACTTAAAACAAATCTTACAGAAGAAGAAGCATTCAATCACGAAAGATATATGATTTTTATTCTTGGTAGAAAAGATTTGGGAACTGGTATTTTATTAAACAAATCTGATGGAGGTGAAGGTAGAAGTGGATATATTCCAACAGAAGAACTAAAAAGAAATCAAAGTGAAAGGATGAGAGGAGAAAATAATCCTCTCTATGGTAAAAGAGGTAAAGATAGTCCTCGTTATGGTAAAAAGCATACGAAAGAAACAAGGGATAAAATAAGAAATTCTTTAAAAGGTAATGTAATTTCTCAAAAATGTAGGGAAGTTGTTAGTGAAAAAAACAAAGTAAATCAACTTGGAGAAAAGAATAGTTTTTATGGGAGAAAACATACAGAAGAAAGTAGAAGAAAAATGAGAGAGTCAGCAAAACGAAGAAAAGAAAAAGGTTCTTGATTTTTGCTGATTGTCGTGTTAAACTAAACCTGATTGGGTCTAAATTATGAGTGCTGGGAGAAAAAACAACGCAGAAAAAAAAGATTGGAACACACCACCAAAATACATCAAACCAATCACGGAGTTTTTTGGTGGAAAAATTGAATTAGACCCCTGTTCCAATCAATACTCTTTAGTTAATGCTGTTAATAATTATCTTTACCCAGAAAATGATGGATTAATGGAATCTTGGAATTTTTCATCCATTTTTGTTAATCCTCCATATGGGAAAAGTAATGGTAAAACTTTATATGATTGGATTTATAAAGGTGCATCAGAAAACAGAAAATATCAATCTGAAATCATTTATTTAATTCCAGTTGCTACAAATACAAAACATTTTAAGGAGATAATATTTAAAAAATTTAAATCAATTTGCTTTCTTGAAGACACTAGATTAAAATTTTATAATGAGGGAATAGAAGATAAAAAAGGTGCCCCTATGGCGTGTTGTTTATGCTACATTGGGAACAGAACATATGAATTTAAAGAAAAATTCTCTCAATTTGGAAAAGTTTTTATTATTTAATTAAATTATGACAAGTGAATTCCTCCTCACCGAAAAATACAGACCGCAAACCATTGACGACTGTATTCTTCCAGATGATACTAAAAAAACATTTAAGGAGTTTGTGGCAAAGGGGGAGATTCCAAATCTCCTTCTCGCAGGTCCTCCTGGTATTGGTAAAACCACAATCGCAAAAGCATTATGTAATGAATTAGGAGCAGATTTCTATGTCATCAACGGGTCCGACGAAGGACGTTTCTTGGATACTGTACGGAACCAAGCAAAGAACTTTGCTTCGACCGTCTCACTTACGGGATCTTCTAAACACAAAGTCATCATTGTGGACGAGAGTGACAACACAACCAATGATGTACAACTCCTACTACGGGCGAATATTGAGGCATTTTATAACAATTGCCGATTCATCTTCACCTGTAACTACAAAAACAAAATCATTGAACCCCTCCATTCCCGTTGTGCAGTCATCGACTTCACAATCAAAGGAAAACAAAAGGCGCAAATTGCTTCCAGTTTCTTTAAACGCCTTCAAGCAATTCTTGATGCAGAAAAAATTGAATATGACCCAAAGGTTCTGGTCGAACTAATTTCATCTCATTTTCCTGATTTTCG